ACGAATGAATATTATTGACCGTTATCGAAGCTGGAATACAAAGAGAAAGACTAGAAAATACCTTCACAATATAAGCCATGCTATTAATTCCCGTTTGGAAAGTGGCAGGCAAACACAAGAGAAATGGGAAAAGCAATTCTCCTGGTATGAGGGGATTATGATTCATCGTAGTGAGTTTCGAAATAAAGATGTTATGGAAAGCTTGAAGCTCATTCGCGATTTAAATCCAACAGCATCAATGGCTATATGGAACTTTCTTCGCTTATCCAATACAGGTCATGAGCTTGAATGCTTAAAGCCTACAGGCTCCAATGACAAGCAGGGGCTAGATTATATTAACAATCTTGCAAAACGTGTAGGAGCTTTATATGGCGGTGGTACTGATCAGTTAATTAATGTGTTACATCTAACTGCTTTTACTCAAGGAGCCATTTGTCTAGAGGTTGAATTGAATGAGGGATTAAANGATGTCGTAGATTTTCATGCAGTCGATCCTACNTCTGTGGACTTCCGGAAGGATAAAGAAACAGGTGAAATCCAATTAGTACAAAAACAGTCCGATGGTACATACAAAGTGCTAAATCGAGAGCAAGTGTTTTATCAGCCTCTTGATCCAGACATTGGAGATCCCTATGGACGTTCTCCTATTTTGCCAGTGCTGCAAGTTGTATTCTTCCAAACCGAGGTATTAAAAGATTTAAAAGCCGTGGCCCATAATCAAGGTCATGCAAGATTTGATATTTCAATTGTTGAGGAGTCTATCTTGAAGAACATTCCTCCAAGTATTGCTTCTCAAGGCGAACAAGCAGTGCGTCAGTTTGTTGGTAAATACATTAGTGATATTGAGGCTGCTTTTAATAAATTAAAGCCAGACGATAACTTTATCCACCCTGATAGCGTGAAGGTAGAAATGACAGGTGGTACGAATGGAAAGTCAATGGACGCTACAGCCCTTATTAATATCATTAATCAGCAGCTTGTTGCTTCGCTAAAACAGTTGCCTATCTTGCTAGGATTAAATGAGACGAGCACAGAAACACATGGTACTGTTCAATGGCAAATATATGTTGCAGGAATTGAGAGCATTCAGCGAGGCGTTAAGCGTGTTATAGAGCGTGCTTATAATGTTGCGTTGCAAGTACAAGGTAGACAGAGTAAAGCTCGTTTAACCTTCAATAAGCTTCGTACAACAGACCGCTTCCAAGATGCACAAGCTGAACAAATTGAAACAAATACCTGGATAGCAAGAGTTAATCAAGGTTGGGTCGATAACCACGAAGCTGCTAATGAGGTAGTTGGCCACGATGCAGTTGGCGAACCACAAGCACCAGTTACAACATCGCCAGCTATTGCGCGATCAAGGCGTGTACAAGTTAAACGTCAACCAAAAACACGCGCTGATGATACTGAAGATGAGTATGTAAAGGAAATGCAAGGTGATTGGGTACCTGAAGTTGCTGTCCTAACCACAAAAGCAGCTGATGGTTTCCATAACCTGTTACAAAATCAACTAGAAACATATATCAGTAGACTTGAGGCAGCTGACACGCCTCCTACGCGTGTGTTGATAGATGTTCATAGGTTTATGTATTCCAATGCTCGAAAAGACCTTTCAGACATCCCTAAGTCGTTTATTGATTGGATTAAGTCCAATATCCTAACAGATGAAGGTGAGCAGCTTGAATTGTGGGATGAAGCAGGCTTTGATTGGATAGAGCAATCAGCCAAAATAGCAGGAATGTACAACATTATGGAAATTGATACAGAGCTCGTATTTGATGATACGAACGATAATTTCTTGCGTTCCTTATCTGATCGTTCTCGAAGGGATGCCGAATTGATTCAGGGTGTCACTGATGAGCGTGTGATTATGGCTTTATGGGACGTTGCTTTTGAAGGTCAATACAGTATAACAAAAGCAGCTAATGCACTACGAGAAGACTTTGCTTTCTCAAAAGGCAGAGCAAGAACGATTGCTCGCACTGAAATGGTAGGAGCTGCAAGAACTGGTCAATGGCATTCTGATAAGCAATCAGGTATGGTCATCGGCAAGATATGGCGTTCTGCTCAACAAGACCGCACAAGGGATGGTCATAGAGAAGCTGATGGGCAGAGAAAAACATTGGATGAGCCATTTTACGTGCAAAACGCAAACGAAGAGTTTGAGCCGTTAATGTATCCTGGTGATAGCTCAAAAGCTTCAGCAGATAACGTCATTAACTGTCGTTGCTGGTATAAACGTATTCTTGAAGGTGAAGAGCATTTATTGGAGGGAGGTGAATAAGGAATGACAGGAGCTTTACATTTACCAGTACGCTTACAGGTAGCACAAGAACAGGAGATAGATTTAGATGCAATTAACCGTCATACGCTTGAGCCTGTAACAGCTGATGATATTTTTACATTCTCAGGTGTTTGCTCGAATGATAGATTAGATTCTTACTTTACACGAATGGACCCTGTAACTACATTACGAAACTATGCTGCTGATTTAAACAATGGCGTGAGTTTATTAGGGAACCACAATATTTACACAGCTCCTTTTGGACGTTCATATGGTGGCCAGTTGATTCAAGACGATACCGACAATGCAAATGCAGTGCGCGGTGATTGGTACATCCTTAAAGGTGTAAAAATTAATGGTGAGTCTACAGATGACACCATACGAGCTATTAAAGCTGGTATTACACGTGATATGTCTGTTGGGTTTTCAGATGAATCCTATCGTTGTGGATCTTGTGGACGCGACTTATGGGATTGGGAATGTCCACATATTCCAGGACTAGAAGATGAAAACAGTAGAATGTCCTTTGCATGGATTGAAAATGCTAGGCTTAGAGAGGTATCGACTGTATATAAAGGTTCTACACCTGGGGCCTACATCGACAAGGCGAGAGCTTACGTCCAACAAGGTCAATTAGAAGAAAACAAAATAGCGCGATTAGAGCAACGTTTCCAAACTCGTTTTGAGAGAAAGGATGGCGCTACTTTTTTTATGCCTAAAAGGGAGGATAACAAAAGCATGAATTTAATTGAACAAATTCGTACAGCTCTTCAAAAGAATGAGATTGAGAAATCACGTGTTTATGAAATTTTGCAAGGTGAAGGTGAGAAATTTCGTCAGCCAGATGATATGGCAATACGCAATGAGTTGGGCGAGCAAGCCACCGTAGAAGGTGTTAAGCAATTAAAGGTAGAGGCTGAGCAAGGGCGCCAATATGCAGCAGATTTAATTGATCAAGCTGTTGCATCTCGTACACGTGCTCAAGGTGATGGATTTAATGCTGAATCCTATAAAAACATGCTTGTACGTGCAGCCGATTTAGATTACATCAAGGATGAAATTAAAGCTTACGAAGAAATGGCAGAGCAACGTTTCACACCTGGTCGTCACACAAATCCAGATGACCCAAGCCGAGGACATAGCGGAGACCCAGAGGAAAATATCATTGTTTCAGAATCATACAAAGGAGATGACAAGTAATGTTTAACAAAGTAGGCGGTATTGTACCAGATAGTTATGGNTTATCTCTCACTGTTTTTGCNCAGGATGCTACAGCAGATAAGCCTGTAAAAGCAGGAACACCACTTAAATTAGCAACTACAGGGGCTTATCATGCAGTTAAATGNGCTGATGGTGATGCTATTCAGCTAGTGGCCAAGCATACTGTTACATCAAAAGATGCNCCTCTTGGCGTTTATGATTACGGACATTCCCGTAACAATGAATTTNCTTATAGCGGCACAATCGCTGTTGGCGATTCAGTCGTTGCCGATGCAAACGGTGGGGTTAAGAAGGCTACAGCTGCTAACGGTACTTACGTAGCATTGGTTAATTCAAGTAAAAAGACAGTAGAAGTTCTACTGCCTTAATGGAGGGGAAAGCATGAAATTTACAGGCAAAATTAAAAATAGTCGTGGGGAAATCGTTGAATTAAAAAATGGCTCAGAATTACGAACTGCTATGAAAGATTCCGCAGGGAAAGACGGACGTATTGCTGGTCAAGCTGAAGAATTACTTAGTAAAAACAGTTCTGCTACTTTCCGTTCTTATCTTGCTTCTCAAGGCGTGACAGTAAAAGATGCTGTTCGGGCATTAGGAATTGAGGACATTAACTCTCAACAAGTTCGTGCTCTTTATCAAAATGACAATACAAAACCTTTGTTCAATGCTGTATTAGAAGATGGGTTTCGTGAAGGTTTCCTAGCTGGGGGACGTTCTGATCAATTAGTTGGTCAAACAATTAGTATGGATCAAATGAGTTACCAGTACTACACATTAGAAAATAAGGACAATGATGATCTAGACCTAGCCTTCATTGGTCAGGGTGCTCCAATTCCGGTTGTTAGTATCAAATTAGATACAGACCACACTATTTTCGTTTACAAGCGTGGTGGTGGTATTGAAATCACTGACGAGGCAAAAGCGATGCGCTTTGATATGCTTTCTCTTCATTTACGCAAACGTGGTGTGCAAATTGGCCGCACTGAAGAAAAACTAGCTGTTCATCGTTTATTAAATGGCTATTTTAAAGATGGCACAGATGCAGCTCCTACGCTTGGAGTAAAAACTGCGAATGATTGGACACTAGCTGATATTTGGTATGCAAAACAATACGCATTTCAAAAATACGGTTTTAACTACACAAAATGCTTAATGAACTTAAAGACAGCAGAAAAGTGGGCAACTCAAAAAGAGGCGAATGGAAACTTCATTTTCCTTAATGAACTTAAAAATGGGGATATGCCAGATGTATTGGATTATCAGCCGTTTATTTCTGAAGATATTCCAGATGGCCGTATGGTATTAGTAGATCCTAGATTCGCTCTAGCTAAATATCAATTTAAGCCATTCTCTGTGGAAAATGACCGTGATGTGAAAACGCAGGTTGAGGGTTCGTATGCAACGGAAACATCTGATTACATCCCGTTTGACCCAAATGCCCGTATGATTTTAACCCTTGATGCAGCTAGATCATAAGGAGGGATAACATGGCAGCAGCTAATAAGA